GGTGCAACAGGAATGGCCCAAGCCCGAAGGTGCCGGAATCTTCCCCGGGCAGTGCCGGATCGGAACCCAGGTAGATCCCTGCATGGTTGGGGTGTGCAGTTCGACCCACGGCCATGACGATCATGTCACCGCGTTGCGGCTGGTCGACCCGGTAGAAGCCGGCAGCCTCATAGGCCTGCTCGTACAGGCTTGGACCGGCGGCCTGCTCCCACCAACCGTCATCCCGCTTGAAAGCTTCGAACTCAAGCCCCCATTCCCGCTTGTACCAGTCGGCACAGACCTGCCAGCAGTCCCAGGCGCCATGTACGAATGGGCGCCTGAGAAGCAGCGTGGAGCCTGATGGAGACACCGTGCGCAGGTCACCCTCAGGCCAGCTCAGAATGTGCCAGGGCAAGGCCGTAGCCTCGCACATGGCCAAGTCCCTGGCTGACGGCCTGCTGGTGGCGTCTGGATGCGAATGCACAATACCGATTACCTCGCCCTGCTCCTCGGCTTCGGCGTACTGCTCCGGTGCGATGCGGAACTCCTCAGTCGGCTCGGTGGCGACGTTGGCGCAAGGGAAGTAGAGCTGCTTTCGGCCCACAGCCAGGATCAGCCCGCAGCACTCCCGCGGGTACTCAGCCGCAGCGTGCTTCTGCACGGCAGCAAGGATGTGTTTGAGCATGGTCAGCTCCTCGCGATCAAGGAGACAGCGGGATACCCCCCGAATGGCAAGGCATTTCCTTCGCCAAACCTGCATTTGCAGCCGGTCGAAAGCAGCCCATTGCACTGGTCTTTTTCGGGATCATCGGTGGGGTTGCCGTCCATGTCGAAGTAGCCTCCGGTCCACCCACAGTTCGGCCCCCGGTACCCGGCAGTCAAAGCCCAGTGGCAGAGCGTGGTCATCTGGCGGCCAATTGACTCAGAGCCCACATCACCAGGACTGGCAAGCTCCCAGGTCACCGACTCCCCGTCCTCGTTCGTCTTCTGGTCGATGTACCAGACCTCTATGGCTTCCTGGGTAGGGTCAGCCTGAGGATTTCCGCCCTCGAAATTTGCGGCGTCCAGGAACTGGCCCAAGGTGTTGCGCATGGTCAGCTTGAACTCCAGCAGATCGTCGAAGGCCAGGCACAAGGCCGTGATACGACCGTTGACGTTGCCGACGGAGAGCTTGGGCCGAACAGCAGTACCATCGCCGTTTGCCTCAATGCCATCGATCTGCATCGGCCAGGCACCGTACTCGTTGCCCTGCCACCAAATCGACTTGGCGGGCAGCTCATCCGCTGCAGTGCCGGCGGCGATCAGTTCCGCAGGCGTGTGCGGTATAGCGTGCCCATGGAAGCGAAGGATATCGGCGCCATAGTCCGTACCGTCGAGTTCAAACAGCAATACCTCGCTGCCAGGCTCGAGAGTCTGGATATCACGAATCAGAGACATGGGATTCCCTTAGGGGTGAAAGGCCCGCTCGAAAGTGGCCGTGAGTTTGAACACGCCTCCGCCCACAGGAACCGGTGTTGGGTTCTTGCAGGTGAACAGGCCCAGCTGGCCAAGGGGTGTAGTCCACAGAAAGGCTTTCGCCCCGGCGTGCCGGTCGAAGAAGGCCATGATGTCGGCCGCCTTCGACTTCGAGCCGGTATAGGTGATCGGATAGGAGTCTTGCTTGTTGTTGGGACCGTCCCCCACCACCTGCTTGTACCCGCCCCCAAACTGGGTTGATCGAGTTCGATATTCGATGGTGGGGGAATCCCCGTTCTGCGTTGGCCAGGTGAAGGTCTCTATCGCCATCACGTCCTCCCATTGGTGAGTCGCCAGATGGATCCGCCAGGCTGTAGCGCCCGATTAATGGCTGTTTCAGCTTCGGTCTTGGCCGCTTGCTGAATGCTCTTCCCAATCTGTGCGGCGTCCTGTGGCGCCGTGACCGACCCTCCATCACTGGCGGTCTGGACTGAGACTGATACAGGGAAGTTGTAGGTATTACCGCCGCCCTGGGTACCAGCGGCGCCGGCAAGCGCCCCAGAAGTCAGCGGCGTGACGCTACCGCCGTTGGCACCGGTCATCAGGAACGACCGTCCGCCCTCGCTGTAGAGCTCAGGGCCCAGTTCGTTCACCTCGTACAGGGAATTTGGGGACACGGGACCACCAGTGGCCCGGTACCCAGAGAAGTCGACACCGGTGTACCCAGCCTGCGTTGAGCCGGCCGAGGCCGCCCCGCCACCGAAGTACGACCCAGCAGCCGATGCAGCCATGCCGAACAACGAGCTGAGCGCAGAAGAAGCCGCCTGCCGTGCTGCAATCCGAGCCATGTCGGCCAGAACCGACTTTGTGAAGTCCGCAAACGAAAACTTGCCAGTGGTAGCGAACTGCACGATCGCGTCTTCCATGGAGCCGAAGGCATTGGTGAATAGGCTCTTGGTTTGGCCGGCAACATCCCGCGCTGACTCCAGGTAGTTCTGCCAGGCGGAAGAAGCTCCATTCGTCCAGTCGCCCTGGGCGGCCGTCATCTCGTCGTAGTTGCTGACAACGGTGTCGTGCAGCTTCTGCTGGCTGGCTTCCAGCGCCTGTAGCTTCTGCGTGTACTCATCAAGGCTCATGCCTCGGGAGCCATCGCCGTACTGGTTGGCCAGGTCCAGCTTCTGCTGGTTGATGCGGTCGTCGATCGCGTTCTGTTGGTTGGTCAGATCCCGCTGGCGATCACCCTGGCCAAGGCCAGCGGCAGCGCGCATTCCCTGATCGCGTAGAGTATCGACTTGTTGCTGCAGGGCGCTGGTGTAGGCCTTGACCGCCAGCTCCTGCTTCTTCAGTCGGCCTTCTTCATTCTTGGCCAGCACGCTCAGCTCGGTGTCAGCATCCCGCTGAGCCTTGACCATTGCGGCGCGGGCATCGGCGATCTTCTGGTCTAGCTGGATGCGCTGGGCGGCAGAGGTGCTGGCCTTACCCTTGGCGGCCTCAAGTGCCGCAATCTCCGCCTCATAGGCCGCCGTGATCTCGTCCCGCTCATTGCCGATCATGGCCTCACGCTTGAGGAGGTAGTCGGCCTGAGAAACCAGTCCGGCCTTCTGCGCCGCGTCCAATTCCTTCTGGGCGTTTTTGTACTCGGACAGGATGCCGGTGAGGGTGTTTTTCGAGGTATTGAAAGCCGTTAGGTCGACGGCGCCGGCGGCAGTCTTCGAGTCCTTGAATTTATCGTTGATGTTCGCAATGTTCTTATCAACGACAGCCTTGTCCAAGCGTTTGTCGTTGGGATCAGTCTTGCGAATATCATCAAGCTGCCGGCGATACTCTTTCAGGGCCTCGTTGCGTTTCTGCTCGTTAGTCCAGGCTGACTTGGCCAGGGCATCAACCTTCGCCATAGCCTGCTGAGACGCAAGCTGGGCCTTTGCATCATCGGCATCTAGCCTGGCTATTTCCTCCTTGGCGGCCTTTTCATCCTCCAGCATGTTTAGGCGATTGCTGTAGAACTCGACCATCTCCTGCTTGTTCTGGAAAGCGCCAATATCTCCAGCCTGTGCCCGGGCCAAATTACGCCGAGCCTGCTCGATGTCGCCACCGATATCCTGTCGACCAACGTTCTTCAGGTTATCTGCAGCGCGGGCCACTGCGTTGTAGCCCTTCTCCCAGAAGCTCAGGTTCTCCAGGATTCGCGGCGTCCGCTCATTGATTGCATCAGCGTACTGCTCAGTTGCCAGCTTTACGGCTCCAGCATGATCGCCTTGCTCTTCCAGTGCGGCGATCTGCGAGTAAACCGAGGCCGTCAGGTAGTGATACTGCTCGTTCAGCGCTGCTGAGGCCTTCACCGGGTCGTCAGCTAACCTGGAGAACTCGGCGACTGTCTCGCTCACCGCTTTGCCCGTAGCCTCCTGCATTGACACGGCTGCCTGGGTGATGCCGGTGAAGCTCTCGCCGGCAATCTTTCCGTTTTCGGCCAGCATTGCCAGCACCGCGGCCGCTTGCCCGGTTGTGCCTACCGTGGCACTGACCTGGCGCGCCATATCGCCCAACTGCCCGGCACTCACGCCCGCATAGTTTCCGGTAAGGATCAGCGATTTGTTGTAAGCATCCTGCTCTTCGCTGCCCTTGTAATAGGCGTAGGCAAGAGCACCGATTGCGGCAGTTACAAGAGCGATAGGCGCCGCGAGCGCGAGAAGGCTTGCAGCACTGGCCCCGGCTCCAGCGCCAAGCTGCGTAACTGCGCGAACACCACTCCCCCAATCCCCGGACTGCAAGGCGTTGGCCAGTTGCATGACGTTTTCTTGAGCCTGGCGGGTGCCGAGCTTGAGCTTGTCGAATGCGCCCTCTGTCGCGGTGATGCCAGCCCGATCCTTTCCGACCTTGGCCAGGGCCTCGCTGTAGCGTTCCGCGTTGATTGCGCCAAGACGGAAAGCTTCATGCGCCGCCTTCTCCTGCGCCTCCAGCTTGGCCAGCTTCACATTCAGAGGATCGATGCTGTTGATCGTGCGCTTCAGTGCCTCGATCTGCCGGTTCTCGGCGTCGATCAGGCGTTGCTTCTGCGCCGTCTCCTTGGCTTCGGCTTTCTCGATCTTGTCGAAGGATTTGCCGAGACGCTCCTGATAGGCCTCTTGCTGCTCAATGGCGACCAGCCCCCCCTTGCGGGCTCGCTCAAGCAATCCCTCTGCCTGGACCAGCTTCTCCATGCTGTCGATGTTGCCGGTCATCGCCCTGTCGAGCTGGCTGATGATGGCGATTTCGCTGGCGGCGCTTGTGCCGGCCTTGCGGCTGGCGTCGACCTGGCGTTCTTTCGCGCTGGTGGCCTTGTTGATGCCCTGGGCAGCCTCCGCCTCCGCTTGGCTGATTTTCTTGCCGGTGTTGGCCAGGCCTTCACCGGCCTTGCCAAGATCATCGACGGCCTTCTCCGCCCCTTCGGCCGCGTCGACCAGTTTATCCAGGTCATCGGCAGCCTTGACCGCCTGAGACGACTCAACCGCAATGCCAAGCGAAGCGAAGGTAGTGCTCATTTGTTGTCTCTCTGTTCAGCCATGACGGCCAGGGCTTCAGCCTCCATCTGCCGGATATCACTGAAAATGCTTTGTCGGGAACTAGCCGGCACGCCACACATTCGGATGACACTCGGCAGCGCTCCGTAGTCCAGGCCTGTCGCGCCACACGCCCCCACTCGCCATTGAGTGCTCATCGCTTCGAAGACAAGGAAAGCTGGCCAAACGTCCGGCCAGACCTCAACGTCCTGGCCGGTCAGATCACCCACCAGGAAGCCAAAGACCTTGAGCTCTTCAGCAGATGGCCCTTGCTGATAGAGGGCGCGTGCGGCGCTTAGGAGTTTCCCAGGCGGGCTTGATTGAAGGCTTCGGAGTACGTCGCCAGCACAGCACTGGGTACCGAGATAATCGAGGAGACTAGAACGCGGATGTTCTGATCGTTGACCTCTTCCTTGAAATCCCAGCCAGCCACCACAGCCTTGACCTGGTCGACCTGCAAATCGATCTGAGCAGCGGTGAAAGCCATCAGGTCCATGTCATCAGCCTTCGCGACCAACGCCTTGTGGCGCTCACCCCACTCGGCGTAGAGCTCGGCCAGGCCAGCCCTGTCCAGGTACTTGAATACGAACCCGACCTTCACCGGCTGGCCGCCCAGTTGCGGGATCATTACGTCGGACTTGAAGGTCGGATTCTGGATCAGTGAAAACTTGGCCATGGGTTACACCGACGTCAGATAGCGGGTTGGCTCGGACTGCAGCGCCAGGTTGACGGTGCGGGTCAGCAGGTTGTTACGGGACACCGCTGGCTGCTTGGAAAACGAGGTATAGGCCCCGTACAACAGCGTGTCATTGCCCGGCAGGTTGAGGCGTGCGGCCTGAACCTTCTTGCCGGCGTCAGCAGACATCAGGACCGAGTTGAAGGGCTGAGCCGGATCATCCGCGATAGTCAGCGTCATGCTCGCCGCCGATTTATCGGTCGGGATCTGCTTGCCTTGGTCATCCTCCAGAAACACCACATCGAGGTAGTTCTGTTCGCCGCCGGAGAACGCCAGATCCGTGACTTGAGGAATCAGCACCCAGCTCAGGATCTTCTTCATCGAGCCCGCACCATTGCCGGCCGGGAAAAGTTGCGTGTCGGTGGTGTCGATCCCTTCCAAGGTGATCGCAGTGGCGGTTGCGGCCTTCACGCGAACCACCTTGTTATCCAGCTTGCTCCAGCCAGAGGTCAGCAGCACGATATCGCCAACGTCCAGGTCGGCAGCCACCACAGAAGCAACAGCTTCGGCGGCATTGGTAATGGCGGTGAACGCCAGGGGCGGAGCGTAAGTAGCGGCGTGCTGGAAGGTACCGCCGTTAGGAATTTTGTATCCCATTGGGTTTTCCTCTCTTCAGAAATAACAAAACCCGCTCAGTGGCGGGTTCGTTGGGTTGCCCGATGGGCAGAATCAGTTGGTATCAGCTCGGTACTGGAAGGACACGGGCACGGTGTAAGTTGTGTCTCCCTGAATGCCTGGGCCCTGATCTGGTGGTGTCATGGTGACCACTGTCAGGCCGCCCTTCTCGTTCCGCTCGTACAGCGGAAACAGTGCGCCGATCTCGTCAGCCAGGCCGCCGGCCGGACCGCGGTACTTGCCAGATGGTGTGACCACACTGACCTGGAAGACGCCGGTGTACAGCCGGTGGTCGCCGCCCAGGGTGTTGCTCGCCGTGTCAGCCGGCAACGTGTAGGCCCGTAGGTAGGTTTCGCCATCCTTCGGCGTGTAGGCCTCGTTCTCAACGACCACTTTCAGTGGTGTTGCTCTGGCTTTCGCCCAGGCGATTACCCTGGCCTCGAAGATCGAGGAAATGATGTTGTGGCTCATACCTGATTGTTCCTGATGGCTTCGTCGCCGATCTGCTGGAACCTTGCGAGCGTGATTCGAACCATGCCGCCGGGGGCCTGCTGTGAATGCCCGTATTCAAGCGGCACCGCATAAGGCAGGTTGTTTACGATGTAGGCTGTCTGGCCGGCGGTCAGCTGTCCGACCTGCAGCCGCAGCTTGGCCAATGTCACACCTCCAGAAGGATCAACCTGATCCAGCGTGCCGTCGGCGGGTGGCTGTTCACGTTGAAGTTCTGGTCACGCTCGGTCCTGGTCAGAGGCTTGGCGTACTTCACGCCGCGGCGCGGCTTGCCTGCCTTGGTGAAGTTGCTCGGCGTCAGCGACTTGATCACATTGCGCACTTCGACATGGGCGTCATAAGCATCAGCCTCTGCAGTGTTCTTGGCGCGGAATGCCACGTTGGCCGCCCAGATCTCCGGATTGCCCACCGGCGACATGCGAATCACGCTGCTGCCGATCTCGATCACGATCTCGCGAAAGGTGGCGTCAATGCCAGCCTGGGCCTGCTCGGCGAACTGGCGGATGTTTTCGGCGAAGCTGCCGTTGAGACCTGCGTATTGACTCACGTCAGACCCTCAACTGAATTGTCCAAGTGGCACCTACAGGATCCTGAGCGACGTTGAGCGCGCGCTTGCCGCTAATGATGTCGCCAATTTTTGGAGTGGCAACCTCTGCCGTTGGCTCTCCAGTCACGGTAATGAATAGCTCGTTTTGCAGTACCAGCAGCTTTTCGTCGGCCGTCTGGATCAAGGAGCCGTCGATTTCTTTGGCCAGGTAGTTGCCAAATACTCCACGACCGCCGTAGGTGGTGGTCACTTCGGGGGCGCCCCCCAGGTCAGGGTCATACTCGCCCACAACCTTGCGCACACCTGTCACTGGCTTCACCGCGTCAGCCAATCCATCGGGATCGTCGAATGCCTCAGCCATTTCGGCCTGGATCTCTTCGCGCATGCCCATATGCAATACTCCCCAACTCACAAAGGAGCTGTTAATGAAACGACCAGAATGCAAAATTGCGATTCGTCGCCTTACTCATGAATGGGCGGAGACGCAAGAAAGGCCAGCGAATTGGCACCCGTCATTTGGCGCCTTCGTCAGTTGGCTGAAAGAAAATGGTCATGGCCAATATTTGGATTTCAGGAGCACCATGGGTGCCTCGTACGATGCCGAGGAATGGTTCGATGATGAGCTGAAACAAGGGTGGCGCAATTGATGGGTTTCAGGCCCTTTTCAGCATCATCACCCCAGAGCGTTTGATCCATGGATCCAGCAGCGCTAGGGCGAAATTCACGCCCGCTGACTGATCGGCAGAGCCCGCCACGTAGGTCTTACTCACTGACGTGCCGGACTGAGCCGATACTGTCTTGCTCTGCACCTCCTTCTGCGTGGCCTTGTATAGCTTGCCTTCCGCCGCCTCTTTGGCGACCTGAGCGCCGGCTGTTTTGATCTCGGTCGGGATCGGATCGGGAACAGCCCGCTTAATCTTGGCCGTGAGCCAGGCGTTGGCCATCGTCACGGCAAGAACCGGATCACCGGTGCCGGCCCAGTCAGGACCGAGCCGGGCGTTAACATCGGCGACGGTGATGAAGTCGGTCATGTGCTTGTCCTTATTCCGCCGGCTGGTTTCCGGAGATTCCTGCTGTTTCCCATCGGAAACCTTAATGCCGGCCGCCTGGTAAGCATCGAAGATATCCGGGGCATCGCCATCTATCACTACCTCGGTAGCGGTGCCGATCACGCCGAAGAACTCGCTCAGCAGCCGGTAGCACACGCCGCTCTCTTTGCCCGGCCTGTCCGTGTAGATCACTTTCATGAGTCACCTCAAAAGCACCCCGGCGCCATACGGGCGCCAGGTTGTGTGGGCCGGATTACGGCGTGGTGGTACCGCTGATCACAGCGGCGAACGGAACCTGCTTGCGGCTGAACACGCGCTGCCAATTGGCTGCTGCAGCGTATTGGGTCGCGGTCGGACTGGCGTTTTGGGCTTCAGAACCTTTCCAGCTGAAACCGGCAGGCTGGAGGATGTAGGTCTTCCGCTCCCACAGCACTTCAGCACCGCCGCCGTTGCCGCCACCTGGCTTACGCTCCAGCTCGACCGGCACTTTCGGGGCACCTTCGCCGTAACCGAAAGCACCCTGACCGAAGAACACAGACAGGTATTTGCCAGGGCCATAGACCAGACCGTCATCCATGAACACCGGTTTGCCCAGATAGGTGGCCAGGATGATCTTGCCGTCGGAGTCGCGCAGGTACTCGATCAGGTCTTGCTTGACCATCTGGTTCATCACGACCGAGTGCACGCCGATCGCGCCGAACTGATCAGCAGCATCGCCGGCAGTAAACGCGGCATCCTGAAAGGCGTTGGCGTTGATAGTCGCGCCCGCGTCGATGACCATGTCACCACCGTTATTGGCGATGTTCGAGGCGATGATGCCGCGAGCGGCGCCCAGGGTGTACCGCTGCCACTGACGAGTCCAGTAGGTGCCGAAGCGGTTGCGGATCTGCTGCTGTGGTTCAGTGTTGGCCAGTTCCGCAGTCAGATCGGTTACGCCGTAGCCTTTGTTGAGGTACAGGACGCGGGCACGCATGCTGTCCTGCTCGACCTTGCCGACTTCGCCCTGGTCGTTCGGGTCGTCGTTGCTGATGTTCGGGGCTTCATCGGCGTTGAGATCCTGCCAGTAGCTGATCTCGGCAGTGCCTTGACTGCCGGAGGCGATCGCGTCCAGCACAGGGGAGCGAGTCACGATGCCCGATTCGTAAACAGCGGTCTTTTCCGGGCTGTTAACCGGCGCCAGCGAGGCGTAGTAGTCACCGACAAAGATGTCGGTCAGTTGGGTAGTTGCCATGGATTAGGTTCCTTTGGTGGCCTGGAGTTTTTTGAATGCTTCGGGGTTGTCACGGGCCAGCGCGGCGCGCTCTTGCTCGGTGTACTCACCCCATTTCTTCGTGGCCTTGCCACCTTGATCGCCGGTCGGACCGGCACCCTGAGCCCTTGGCCACAGGTGTGTTGCTGTTTCACGCAGCGATTCCGCCCATTCGAGCGGCGACAGCGGGGTTTTGCCGTCCTTCCCGTAAACGACCTCGCCGTCACGGTCGGTGGCAATTGCCTCGCCGTCTTCACTGAGTTTGAAAGTGCCCCGGGCGCGCAAGATGATGTCCTCGGCAGCCTCTGGGAGCGCCCCAGCCTTGATGGCGGCAGCGCGGATGGAGTCGGCCAGCACCTTGTCGCTGTACTTGGCAGCGAATGCTTCAGCCTTGTCGGCGCGCTCGTTGGCGGCCTTGATTTGTTTCTCGGAATCGGTGCGCAGGCGCTCGGTGCGGCGATTGATCACCTCGTCGAGCTTGCCCTCGGCGATCAGTTTCGTTTCTTCGTCCTGGCCCACCTTAGCGAGCAAGCCTTTCACCGCGTCGATATCCAGGCCTTCAAACTGACCTTTCAGCTTGTCCAGTTCGGTTTTGATGGTCCGATTGGAGCCCAGCAATTCCTGATTCTTGGACTTGAGCCCATTTACTTCCTTGTCCAGATACTCCTGAACCTTTCCGCCAAGCGCCTCCTGGAGGGCTGCGGCTTGAGTTGCATCGAGGGTGAGGCCAGCGGCGGCCGGGTCAAATTCAAATGGCATGGGTATCCCCTGGGGATTGGTTGGCCCGCCTGACGGGCATAAAAAAACCGCCCATTGGGCGGCTTGGTGTGAATTCTGGGGTTTATCGGACTATCGCAAGCCCTCGCATGACCAGGTAATCAGCGAACTGCGTCCTGCTTGGGGCATATGGCGGCGGGCGCATTCGCAGGCCTGGCGTATCACGGTAGAGCCGCGTGCGCCGGCCGTTTGGCTCCGTGCAATGCGTCGGCTCTTCGATCTGAAAGCCCTGCTCGTCAGCGTACAACTCGACAGCCAGCCGCACCTGCCCCCACTCAAGCTCAAAGGGCACGAATGTCTCAGAAAGCGTTTGGTATTCGATCTTGCAGTCACGCCGTGGCCAGGCCATAGCCTGCTTTGGATTGGCCTTGGTGCCCCTCCATTGACGAGCGTTGATATAGGCCGCAGCGCGCAGCAGCAGCTCGACCTGGTCAGCCTCGGCTTCAGGGATCCGGAAACCGTAGTAGTCACGGTAAAAGATCAGCTTCTCCAGCGGCACGAAGCTATTCGCGTCTGTTCTGCCCTTCCCGTCCTCAACGATGATCTGCATGTGCCATCTCAACTTGGTTGAGCGCCGAGTGTAACGCCTGCACGGATGAACATGTCCGGCTCAGCTGCTTTCAGTTGTGCCAGTGTCAGCGGCTTGAACGACTTATCTAGCTGCAGCTTTGCAAACTTTTCCGGAGTCAGGCCGCCATCGCGGAACAACTTGGCCCGCACCGGCCCGAGCGCATGATCCTGGAAACTCGCCGGCTGCGTTGCCAGCCACTCGTAATAGTTCAGGCTGGCAGCGACCTGCGCACCGCCATAGTCCCCCACCGAAGCGCGCGTGGCGTCCTTGGCAAACGTCTCCGAAAGCCTGGTGGTCGGTACCGTAGTCGACCGGCAGTTGATGTGCGCCGGCGGCAGCGGCCCTTTACCCAGATCGAAGCGCATGCCGTCCAAGCCCTTGCACTGCTGCGAGGTCTTGCGGTCGAGCGTCGACACCCAGCGATAGCCCAGCACCACGTCACGGTTGGCTTTCAGAGTCTCCATCCGAGCCGTTGTGGCCACATGCTGGATCGCTGTCTGCACCACTGAAGCGGCATTGCGGTTGCTCACCGCTAAGATGCCGTCTGTGAAATTCTGTGCCGCAGTTCCGCGGATGGTCTGGATGATCTGGGCGTTGGTCTGCCCCTGGCCGAAGCCGAGTCGGATCGTGTTTGTGACCCGCATCGTCTCCGTACGCGTCCAGCCACTGACGAAACTTTTTAGCAACTTGCCGCCGTCGACGCCCTTCACTTGCAGCGGATAGGAGAACACCGCCGCGCGGATCACTGTGTTGCTCGGCACCACCGCATCGATGGACAGCGCATTGCTCAGGCTGTTGGCCTCAAAGGTCGACTCGTACAGAGCGATATCGACCAGATCGGCCTGCACCAGGTCGCCGTAGGCCTTGTAGATCTCCAGCAGCTTACCGTCCACCCGAGCCAGGAACTGCTCAAGGCGGTCCCGGCTGTAGGTGGTCAGTTCCTTGCGGGTCAACTGCTCGCGCACCAACTTGTCGATCTGGCGCAGGTACTTCTCGAATTTTTTAACCTCGCCAGCCTTAAGCCGCTCCAGCATTACCGAGTGACGGGTCGTCTGCTCCAGCAGTTGGCTGTCCGCCTGAGCCTGGCTTGTCGTTGGCATCTTCTTTGTCCAGGTTGATGCCGGCGGACTCGCGCTCATCGCTAATCAGGTCGGCTTCATCTTCATATGCGCGGTCCGGCAGCTTGCCGGTGGTGAGGTACTGCCAGTAGGTGTCGGCACTGATCGTACCGGCCATCACGCCCTTCAGCAGCTCGGCGAGTACTTGGGCGTCGACCACCGGAGTCACGAACTCAGGGCTTACCTTGAACTTGACCTGCTTAGGGTCGTAGCCCTTCCACTCGGCGGCATATCGCAGTCCCTGCTCCACCGCCTCTGCCACCGTAATAACAATGCTGTGCAGCGTGGCGTGCTGATCGTTCTGGCGTGTCTTGCGTGCCTCACCTGACTCGGTGCCGCCGATATCCATGACCTTGGCGCCGGCTTCAAGCGCTGCGTTTTTTTGGATATCCATGGCCTTACGAACGGCCTCGACGCCGGCGCCCTGGAACTCCAAGTAGCCACATTTACCGTTCAGACCAAGATCCCAAGCTGCAGACGGGCCGGTCACGCTCAGTTCTACAGAATCATCGAGGCCGGACACCCACGGCTGCGGATGGCTGGTTTGGTGCAGTGCGGTAAAGTAGTCAGCGCTCAACTGGTAGGACTTCAACGCTGCCCGCGCCATGGTCAGCAGCGGCACCTCGTCAACGTCCGGCGAGTTGTCGGTCGATCCGCAGTAGATCACCGGCAGGTATGCCAGCCCCCTCACCAGGCGGTTATCGGTGCCGGTGGTACCCAGCGGCTTTTCATCCTCTACCAGCTCGCCGCCTTCATTCCGCACCGACGTGTAGCACACGCCGCTTTGCATGAAGAACTCACGGAATACAGTGTCACAGTCGTGGCTGTAACGGTCGCCGCCCTTCTTGCGGAACTCCCGGAACACCGAAAGGACCAGATCCTGGCGGCCGCCCTGATCGGCGGTGTCCCAGTTAATGGCGTTGCGCGTGGCATACGTCGAGAAATAGGGATCGCCTCGCTCATCGATGTTCACCACCAGCGGCACCCGACCGTGCGAGATGGCTTGGCGCACCATGCGGAAGAAAAGTTGCTTCAGACCGAAGCCGTCCGCCGTGGCGTTGTCCTCCAGTCCTTTCAGGCTGCCGGGCAGCTCAATTTCCGGGATCAGTCGCGAGACTAGGCCCATCATCGAACGCAGCGAATCACGCACCCAGTGTTCGTACTGAGCGCGGTTCGTATAGTTCTCGTAGAGATACTTGTTGCCGGCGGCATCGAGCTTCTCAGCTTCTACCATGCCGCTCGGCTTGGGCAGGTTGCGCACGTTGCGCTTAACGGCGCACTCACCCTCGAGCGCGTCGTCCATCATCTCCCACTCGGCTATGTGCACGTCGTAGTCCGGGTTTGTCGATTGCACTGGCATTAGGCCAAGCCTCCAATTCGGCGTGTTCCGCCTGTGCGTTTGCGTCGGCCCATCGAGACGGCGAAGTAACGGAAGGCATCCGCGCCGTGCGATGACCAGTCGTGAAGTGGTTTGTCTTTCCAGCAGCCCCGCTTGTCGTCCCATTCCTTTCGGTAGTTCTCCAGGCAGGAAATACCCAATTCGCATTTGGACTCATCGAAGGCGCAGGCCGGAAGGATCTCCCGCACCTGCTCGATGCCTTCGTCGATGCCAAGCTTCGGAACAACGCTGAACTTGAGGCTATATTTTTGCCCGTCAATCTCGTAACCCTCACGGGCCAGTTCGCGGCGGGTCTTGCCGTCGCTACCGAATTCGCGGTTGTCGATGTCGTGCGGCCCCCAGTGATCACCGTAGGTGTACTTGCGATCCTTGAGCACCTTCATGTAATGCCGCAGGCCTTCGCCGCTGTTCTCGTAGAAGTCGATGAGGTGGTATTCCTCGCCGACGATCCGGACGAACCAGATGGCGGTGGAGTCGCCCACGCCAATGTCCCAGAACGTATGCACCGGTAGGTTGCTGTTGTCAGGCAGCTTGCCGATACGCTTGGCGGCGTAGAGTTTGGTGAACTGCTTGGCGTAGTAGGCGCCCTCGATCGACTGCTGGAATGCTTCAGCGGGGATCGACGGGTACTCCCGCTTCATGTCGTCGCCGAGGGTCTTCTCCTTAGCGCTGTACCAGGCGCGCTGGCCTGGGTTCGTGACGATCCCGTGCTTGGCCGCCAGCTCGTCGAAATACTTGGTCAGACGATCCGGGATCGTGACGCCGGTCGGGTCGAGCCAGTAAAGCGGATTACGCCACCAACTGAAAAAGAAGAACTTCCAATCCAGCAGGCCTAGGGGCACACCGGCCAGTTGCTGCTTCTCGGCAGACTGGCTGTAGTCGAAAAAGTACCCGGCCCGGCCCTCAGCCGTCGATTCGATGGTGACAAAGCACTCAGCGGCCACGGCCTCGAAAGCACCGGTGACGATCTCGCGGG